AAAAAATACAAAATTGGTCTACTCCTATTAAATCATCCATATCCCTAGGATAAGCATACAAGCTATCATCTCCTGTAATCAATGCAACCAATTTTCTAAGACAAAGCATTTGCCAAATTTTCTTACGATCTTCGACTACAGATGTTCTCATTGTATAAAATATAAACGTCAAATACATTAACACCCCCACAATCCATGAATCTCCATGACTAGTTTCAAGACTACCCGAAGGCATTACTCCTATCAACATTATAAAATCTTTAAGCCACGTTACTACTTTTCCAGCCAATTGTTCAGCACATCCTTCTAACAGATACATATATATTCTATACGCATGACTTCTCATATCTTTAATGTACCACAACTGACCTGCCAACATATACAACATTAACATAACTGCGGAAATATTCAAATCTAAAGTTTCTATATCAAAATCAGCACACATCATATCACCATGCTCTTTAAACTTATATGTCTTATTTATCCAACTGGCATCATTTATTCCTGTTTCTATCTCAACATATTTATCCATACTATCTCCCATGAGCTGTAAAAACTTACAATACCCACCTCCATCTATCCATTTTGAACCTATGTCTATATGTATTGTATTATTACGAGCTAATATAGAAGATATTATACCATGCGTATGAATCTGAAAACAATCAGGTGCATAAGTACGTTCTTGATGACGACAATTAAACAAAATATGCAAAGCTGAGTCCGCACTCATAAAAAATAAACGAGCCTTTGTACCTATCTTTTCCAAAGTCTCAGCACTCAAATCACCTTCATCAATCCCTGACAATCTTTGAAATTTCAGGGCTAACTGTGTAACATGTCTCTTCAACTCTGATTTATTAATTGGTATCTCACCATCTTTAGTTTTCTCTGCTGCTAAATCTAATGCCGCCAAAACCTCTGCATGAATAACATGCCCTATCTGTTTCTTAGTTGGTCTCTGAGTAAATTTCACAGGTACATCATCTACCGTACGATTAAAAAACGTCTCATACTTACGCAATGAAGCTTTCGCAGGACCTGGTTTCCAACAATCAAAGTCATCTTTAGTTATAGTAAAAGGTACTTTTATCAATTCCACACAATAAGTATAATAAAATTTCATAGCACACAATGTATCATTAAAATTATAACCTGAACTAAAACTAGTATGGGTCTTAAACATTTTTAAAAGTCTTTTTGGCAAACCCATCAAAGGATTATAACATGCATCCGCAACATTTGGAAATTGTGAATTCCCTCCATATGCCAACGAATACATAGATATCTTTCTCAAACAAAGAATTGACAATTTCGGAACTATTGTATCAGGCCTATGTTCATGAGTCACCCAATAATCATAAGGTGTTAAATATTTAAAATCTGAAACATGGATCTGATCACCTGACAAATGCCAATTCATCTGAAAATTATCCACATCTTGAATTATAGCAACATGAGTAGGATCTAACTTTCTCTTCTCCATTGCAGTTGGTAACCATTCTTGAGGCCAATTTCGTATAGTCAAAGGCATAACATTTGCTGACATTATCATATGTTGCATTAATCTAGGATATTTAGCCATTTCTGACCCTTTAGGCATTATTTTAATCTTACCAGCTACATTT